TACGTGGCTTTTAGTGCGAGCACTATTATCAAGATTGTGCAGAAATTTTTCAAAAAAGGATTCCAAAGCAACGTGAATTTAATGCACAATTCCAATCAACAATTTGAGGGCGTTACTTTATTTGAAAGTTTTATATCAGATTCTTCCAGAGGTATTATGCCGATGAAAGGTTTTGAAGATGCGCCAGAAGGGAGTTGGTTCGGTTCTATGATTGTCGAAAATGATGAAGCATGGGCAAAAGTAAAAAGCGGAGAGATAATGGGTTTCAGCGTTGAGGGGTTATTCAGTTATAAACCAAAGGAGGTAAATCAAGCCGCATCATTAATGGATGCAATCAAGAAAATATTATCAGAAGTTAAGTGATAAAGAATCAATTTTTAACTATTTAAATAAAAAGTATGAACGCACAAGAAGCAATTTTAAAAATAAAGGCTTTGTTTGATGACAACATTTTGCCAGTTGAAGCCGAAGATACTAAGGTTGAAGAAACTAAGGTTGAGATGGCTGAATATTCTTTAATGGACGGCACTAAGGTTGAGATTTCAGCTTTAGAGATTGGCGGATTGGTAACGCTTGAAGGTAACCCTGCACCGGTTGGAGATCATGAATTAATGGATGGAACGGAAATCACTTTAGATGAAAATGGTATGATTACCGCAATCGAAACTAAAGTAGTTGAAGCAAGTCCAGAGGTTGATGTTGAGGCTGGTTACGATAAGAAGAAAGAGGAAGAAATGGCTAAGGCATTTAATGAGGTGATTGCAGAATTAATCAAGGCAAATGATGCAAAGATTGCTGAACTTGAAAACAAGGTAAAGCAGGGATTTCAACAAGTAGCTGATTTGATTGAATCAATTTCACAAACTCCGACAGAAGATCCAATTAAAAAACCAAATAGCTTTACTGAATTTGTAAAAACAAACAGTATAAAAGAACAAAGAATAAACAAGTATAGAGACGCAATTTTAAACAAATAAAAATAAAAAACGATGGCATTTGACGTATCAACCTTAGCCGCTTATACCGAGCAAAACGAAGCCTTACTGGTAACGGATTCAGTTTTAGGCGCAAAAACTGCCGCTTTAATTAAGAGCGCAGGAAACGTAATGATTGGCGTGAAAAGCGCGGAGACAATCAATATAATGGACACAGACGCAATATTCCAAGCTGGTGGTAGCTGCGGATTTACTGCTTCAGGTTCAACAACTTTCACTCAGAGAACTGTGACAGTTGGTAAGATAAAAGTAAATGAGGCACTTTGTCCAAAAGACTTAGAATCTAAGTATTTACAGAAGGCATTGCCTACTGGTTCAATGTATGATTCTATTCCATTTGAGCAAGAGTTTGCTGATAAGAAAGCAAAGACAATCGCTTCTCAGTTGGAAACTGCATTATGGCAGGGAGATACTGATTCAGTGAACGTAAACCTTAACAAGTTTGATGGGTTAGTTAAATTGATCGGTGCTGCATCTGGGCCGGTAGCTGCAAACTCTGCAACTTATATTGCAACTGCGCCAATTAGTGCTGCAACTGGAATCATTGCTACAAACGTAGTTTCAATATTTGATGGTGTTTACAAGGCAATTCCTGCTCAGGTAGTAGCTGCCGATGACATGACAATATTCTGCGGTCAAGATGTTTTTAGGACGTACACAATAGCGTTGAAAAATGCTAACATGTTTAACTATTCTTTTGATGGAAAGGCTGATTCTGAATTTGTATTGCCAGGAACTCCGATCAAGGTTATTGCTTTGGCAGGATTGAACGGAACGAATAAGATTTATGCTTTGAGACTTAGCAACTTGTTCTTAGGAACGGACTTGCTAAACGAAGAAGATAAGTTTGAAATCTTCTACGCAAAAGAAGCAGATCAGGTTCGTTTTGTATCTGAGTTCAAAATGGGTACAAACGTAGCTTTCCCAGATGAGATCGTAAAGTTCATTTTATCATAATTAACGAGGGTGTAAAAACCCTCTAATTTTTTAAATTTAAATTTCAATATTATGCCATGCGCATTAACACAAGGATATAGCTTAGATTGTAGAGATAGCTTAGGCGGTATTGTCGAAGTATATTTCACAGAAGCCGCAAACGTAACAACAACAACCGAAGCGAGTGGTGTAATAACTGCTTTGACTAAGGCTGCTGGTAAGCGTTTTTGGAAGTATGCTTTAGTGAAAGACACTTCAATGTTTAACCAGACAATGACTGCTTCTGTTGCAAACGGAACTGTTTTCTATGGTCAAGAATTGCAGATCATTTTAAATAAGCTACAAACGAATACAAGAAATGAGTTGCTATTATTAGCACAAAACTCTTTGGTTGCAGTTGCAAAAGATAGCAACGGAATATATTGGTACTTAGGTAAAACACGAGGTATTGATATGACTGCAAACGCAGCTTCAACCGGAACTGCACAAGGCGATAGAAGTGGATTTACTTTGACTTTTACTGGTTCAGAACCAGCATTAGCACCAAGTGTGACTTCAACTGTTTACAATGCTTTAGAAACTCCGGGAGTATAATTTTTCATTAGTGTTTGGGGAAGCCGTTGATCAGTTGGTCAGCGGTTTTTTTATTTTGTAATTTTTACATTGATTTGCTATTTAGTTATATGATCAGGTTAACGAAAGGACAAACACATTTAGTTATATTGACATTGACTGAAAAGCAGTTATTGACTAACCCGAATTATTTATTTGTGTTCACGAATCGAAGCGCAAATACAGAGATTAAATTTGTGAGGTTAAACAATACCGATTTAAGCGTTTACAAGGATCGGTACAATGAGTTTAGCTTTGTTACAAATACTAATTTTGCAAATGCTTTAAATGGTCAATATGATTATCAAATTTATGAGCAAGCAAGCACAAGCAACCTAAACCCTGCAGGATTAAATATGCTTGAATCAGGCATTATGGAATTAGTTGGAACTGCTTTTGAGTTCACAGAATATACAACAACAGATACTTACAAAATCAGACAATAAATGGATCTAAGAGTAGTCACATTTGCGGAGGCAAGGCAACCAGAATTTAAAGAAAAGAAAGGCGAGGGTTATATTCAATACGGAGATCGTAACGATTACCCAAATTATTTAGTTGATCTTTTCAACAAGTCTGCAAAGCATAATGCGATCATTAAAAGCAAGGTGCATTATATTTCAGCAAATGGCTGGAAAGGTAGCGAAGCAGCAGAGCCATTCATTGAGAAAGTCAATCGAATGGAAAGCCTAAATGATTTGACAAGGAAGGTTTCTTTAGATGCGGAATTATTCGGCGGTTATTATTTAGAGATTATCTTTTCAGCGACCGGGCAATTATCAGAGATTTGGCATTGCGATTATACCAAGATCAGAACAAATAAGGACAACACACAATTTTGGTATAAAGAAGAATGGACTGATCGTCTGGAAAAGCCGCAAGTTTATCCAGCATTTAATCCAGCTATTCCAAACGGAAAACAGATTCTTTATATCAAGGAATACAGACCGAATATGGGTTTTTATTCTTTGCCGGGTTACTTCGGTGCGCTTAATTATATTGAATCAGATATCGAAATATCTAAGCACGTTTTGGGTAATGCTCAGACTGGTTTTTCTGCAAGTAAACTAATTACTTTACCAAACGGAGAGCCTTCGGATGAGGAGAAAAGAAACATTGAAAAGCGTTTCACAAACAGATTTTCGGGATCCGATGGAAAGAAATTCATTTTAGCGTTCGTAAACGATAGTGCGAGAAAGCCAATAGTTGATGATCTTGGAACTTCGGATATTACTAAGGAGGATTTTGGCAGAGTAGATTCATTGATTCAGACTAATATTTTCAGCGGTCACCAGATCACAACTCCTTCGATTTTTGGTATTGCTGAGGCTGGGAAGTTGGGTGCACGTTCAGAGATGCGAGATGGTTACGAGATTTTCAAAAATACGTATGTAAATAGTAAGCAGATGCACTTAGAAAGTGTTTTCAATATGCTTTTTAAATATCGTGGTATTGCAGAACCTGAATTAAGCATCATCCCGACTGAGCCGATCGGTTTAGAGTTTACCGAAAACTTGCTTAAAGAAATTGCACCTAAAGAGTGGTTATTGGAGAAGGCAGGAATTGACATGAGCAAATACCAACCAGTAGAGGATACAGTTCGGGTAGTCCAAGCAGAGCAATTCTCAGACGATTTCAGCGCATTTTTTGAGTTTGGCGAAGCAAAGCAAGGGTTTAATATTTGGAAGCAAAAGGAAAGGTTTGACGATGATTCAGAGCATCAAATGTTTGCTGAGGTAAATCAGTTACAAGCGAATGTTTTGGACTTAATGTCAAAGGATAAGCGCATTACTCCGGAAGTATTAGCAACAACTTTAGATCAAAGCGTTGATACGATTAATTTGGTGATCAAATCACTTGTTGATAACGGATACGTGCAAGTGAATGAGTATGTTATCGGAGAGGGCATTGATGAAAACACAATCACAGAGCATATTTTAACAGAGCCGCTGGCAGATATTCTCTTAAAGGTCAAGCCGCAAACAAAAGAGATTTTAATTAGATATTCCTATGAATGGAAAAAAGGATTCAATAACCGAGATAAGAAAACAAGCAGGCCGTTTTGTGTGGCTTTGTTGGAAGCCGATAAAATGTATTCACGTTCAGAAATTGAAAGCCTAAGCGCAAGATTAGGTTATTCAGTCTGGGATCGTCGAGGCGGTTGGTACACAGAGCCAGGAACTAATGAACACAGTCCGAGTTGCAGACATCAATGGGTTTCTAATATAGTTACAAGAAAATGAGCAAGAATACATTATTTATTTCCGTTCAATCAATCAAAGATAGAACTGGCTTACATGCAAACGTAGATGAGAAATTAGTTCTGCCTGAGATTAAGACTGCTCAGGATATGTACATTCTGCCGGCATTAGGTTCAGCATTATACAACGAATTACAAACTGCGGTCGAGGCGGCCACTTATACCCAGCTTCAAACAACTTTGCTTGATGATTACATTGTGGATTGCTTGATTTATTTTGTGATGTCGGAATTGCCACAAGGGTTATCGTTTCAATTTTACAATAAAGGACTTTTAAGAAAGACTGGCGAAAATCAGGAATCGCCTTCAATGCAGGACATGATTGATGTTGCAAATAGATACAAGGCGAGGGCGGAATTTTATAAGCAAAGATTGATTAAATACCTAAAGCAGAACAATGTTTTGTATCCTAATTATTTAAATTTTGGTTCTGGTATTGATTCGATTAAACCTGATAACGAAGGTTACACAGTCAGCATGTATCTGGGTGATGCTTGTTGTAATGATGATTATATGGAGGATGGTAAGCGCAGGAAAACTTTTGAAGAACGTTATCAGGGAAATATAGGATGTTGTTAAATGAGCAAGGAAATAAATTTCAAAAATCAAAATAAGCTAAAAGTTTATTTAGAAAAATCTAAAAAAAATGACGTTAAATCAGATAGTAAAAGAGTTAACCAAACTGGGAAACGATCACGAACAAATTAATTTTGTTTATTTCGGTGATGTGTGGGAAAGGTTAAGCAATGGTGAGGTCACTTACCCTGCTATGTTTTTTACTTTGACTGGTGCAACAGTAGGGCCTAAAGAAATAGCATATTCATTTAGTCTTTACTTTATGGATCGGATGCTGATGGAAGAAACAAACGAAACGGAAGTTTTATCCGACATGACACAAGTATCCGGGGATATTGTTGCACAGTTGAGATACCCAGAGGATTATTCAATCGTAACCTGGACGCCTTCGCAAAATATGCCTTTAAGTTTTTTTACAGAAAGTGATCCCGATTTATTAGCTGGTGTTAAGTTAGATACTACCTTAACTGTGCCGTTTTTAAATGATAGATGTCAAGTACCTTCTAATTATCAATTTTAATGG